GTTGAGTGCTCGTGAACAACTTATGGAGGATATTGATGCCATCTGTGATGAGTTCTTCTGTGAACATTTCCCCAACTCACAGGAACAATTCGATGACTTAGTTCGTGTCCTGTGTGATGCTGTCTGCAAAAACTTTCCAGTTGACAAGCTGTCCACTGTTTCCCCCATTGCTTCGTGATCGGGGGCATTATGGGATCTGTTGGGAGGTAGTGCTGCTGGATCCGATGCAGCCCCCTCTCGACAATCCCTTTACCTCTCTTTACCATGCAACGCAAACCCCGTACACGCAAGCCCAACCTCAAAGCCAAAGCCGATAAGCTTATCGAAGCTTTCGTGCAATTTGTCCAGGCTTTCTGGACTCTCTATCAACAGCCCATTAAAAAGCATGGGCGAGCCGTGCTGGTGCATCTGGTCGCTGCTGTCCTATTCTTGGGGCTGGAAGCTTGGCGCCTGATCCGTTGGGCTCAACGCTTCGCCTCTGAACAGATGGGCGATCTGATCCTAACCTTTGACCGCATCCCCTCTGCTGATGTCTACGACACAGACGGCACCCCGCTGGTTTGGTGATCCGATCCGTGCTACAGTATCCAACAACCAACACCACGAACCATGAACCAGAAAGTCTACGCCGTGATCGCTGGCGCCGATTATGAAGGGGAGGACTTCTCCACCCTCCGCCTGTTTGATTGCAAGTCCACCGCCCAAGAATACGCTGAGCACCTAGAGCAGGAGATGTCAGTGGACTACGTGCTGATGGAAACCCGCACCGTTTGCATGGAGTCGGCACTAGTCGCCTGATCTGTGCTACAGTATCCAAGCCACCAACTCCAAACCAATGGCAACCTACAGCATCATCCGTTCCTACCATCCCTCCCTGGGCAAATCGGATCGCATCATCAAGCGGGGGCTGACCCTGGAACAAGCCCAGGCACACTGCCGCAACCCCAAGACCCGTAAAGAGGGGGAGTGGTTCGACGGATACACCGAGAGCTGATTCCACCCAGGGGGTTGCCAAGCGACCCCCGACCCTGTAGAATTCTCCTAGTTCACCACCTGAACCCATGCGAATCGAGATCCGCTACCAGACCCCATACAACCAGCAGGAGTGGCGCTCCCAGTGGTTCCCCACCCTGGCAGAGGCAGAGCGGATGGTAGACTTCTACCGCTCCTGTGGGTCGCCCTCTCACATCACCCCGTCCTCCCTCGCCCAGTTTGATCGCTGATCATGCCCACCGCTTCCCTCATCCGTCTCGCCCTGGTCGCTGGCATCTGCCTGATGTTTGCGAACACCCTAGGATCGGTGTTCGCCCTTGCCCAGACCCTAGACCGTGTGACAGCAGAGAAGGTGGCACAGATCGCCGCCCTCGATGCCAACTGACCGTCTACAATTCTCTCAGTTCACCACCTGAACCAATGACCAACGCCGAGATCATCGCAATCGCCAGAGCTGGCTACGACCTCCTCCTACAGCAAGAGGAAGACCGCCGCCAAGCTATCCGAGAGGCGGTTGCAGCTGGCACCTATCAGCCAACCCCCTTCGAAGTCTGGAACATCTCCGACCGTCACTGATTCCCACGGGGGCACACTAGCCCCCTCCCCCCTTACGCTCATGCAAACCGCCGAACGTATCTCAGGGCTGATCCTACTGCTAGGTGCCCTTGCTATTCCCTTTGGGCTGGTGGGCTTCTCGATTGTTCGCGACAGCCAGCCCGCCGTGCTACAATCAACCCGAACCGCCACCAACTGAGCACCATGTACCCTTCCTTTCTGAGCCAACCCCAGATCGAGGAGCTGGAGGAGTTTGGCACTTTAGAGCTCACCCAAGACCTGCTTAATGAGCTGTTCGCATGGTGTGATGAGCCAGCCCCAGCCCTCACCGATCTGCAAACAGCCTAAAGACTAACCAGGGGGGGCTTCACAAGTCCCCCTTTCCCATGGTACGATAGGCTCACAACCAGGAGAGGGGCGGGGTAGCCTCGACGATGAGAAAGGTCGAAACTCCCCCTGCCTACCAATAGTGGCTGGCGATAGGTTCTACTTTCAATCCTAGCACGGGCAGAGCCCCCATTCGACTCGCCAGGTGGACAGTCTGCTCACTGGCACTCGCTGGCTCGCTGGTGGCTTTCGGTGGCTCTATTGTGAGCAAGTCCGACACAGACAACCCCATGGCTCACTTCCACCTCACCGCTATCAGCTCGAACCGTAAGGTGGGACCGCTGCCCGTCACGACCACCAGCAGCGACACCTGCCCCACCGCTTGCCCCTTCAAAGCTGACAATGGCGGCGGCTGCTACGGGCTCGGTGGTCCGCTCGCTATTCACTGGTCGATGGTATCCCAGGGCAAGCGTGGTGGCGATCTTGATGCCCTGCTGGCTCAGATTCGCAAAATGCCCAAGGGGCAGCTGTGGCGCCATAACCAAGTGGGCGACCTGCCAGGCGAAGCCGACAGGATCGACCTGCCAGCCGTCGCTAAGCTGGTGGCGGCGAACAAGGGGCGCCGTGGCTTCACCTACACCCACAAGCCTCTGACCGCTTCCAACCTGCTGGCGATCCGTGGCGCTAACCGTAACGGCTTCACCGTCAACGTGTCCACCAATGGGCTCACCCATGCCGCCATGGTGAAGAGCGACTTCCCCGACCTGCCCGTGTGTGCTGTGGTTGCCTCTGATGAGAAGCGCCCCCACTTTAAGGTTGGCGACCACACCGTCGTCACCTGCCCCGCTGCGATTCGGGACGATATCACCTGTGCGACCTGTGGGCTTTGCCAACGTGCAGAGCGTCCCTATATCATCGGCTTTCCCGCCCATGGTGCTAGCAAGCGCAAGGTCGATGCCATTGTGACGGCTGACTGACTGTCCCTAGGGGGCTTCACAGCCCCCACCCTCTGGCTCTATTATGAACAAGTCCGACACAGACAACCCCATGCAAACCATCATCCCCTCCCCCGTCACCACCGACGATTGCTTCGACTCCGAGCTGTTCACAGAATGGTGGGACGACGCCCACGGCTACCAGCTGGATGATGAGCTCGCCACGTTGGCTATGGGTATCCCCGACGACGGGTGGGCGCTCGACTGCCTGGTGGAACGTTACAACGATGGCATGTCCCCTCAGGCTGCCGTTGACGACATCATGGACGGCTACGACCCCACCCCCTGACCCTCGACCCTAGGGGGTTGCAATCCAGCCCCCGACCCTGTAGAATTCTCACAAGCGGGACATCCCCCGCCATTCACCCCGAAACCACGAACCATGGCTTTCCGTTCCCTGCTCAAGCCCGCCGCTAAGCGCCTCGCCCAACGCCTGGGCTTCAGCTTCGAGATCGACGCCGAGCAGCTCGCTCGCAACGTGATCAACCGCCCTGGGCGGATCACCGAGCGCCAAGCCGAGACTCTGGTGCAAGCTTACTGCCTCGCCAGCGGCAAGCAGTGTGCCCTGGCTCGCCAGGCTCTCCAAGCTGCCGCCCTTGCCAACGGTCGCAACGTCTCCCGCCACCCCATCATGGAGCCCCGCCTCCGCAAAGCCAGCACCGCTCGCCTGGCATTCTGGGCGACCGACCGAGGCACCCTCGTCTGAGCCCTACGGGGTGGGTTGACCCCCACCCCTCCCCCATGGTACGATTAGCCCAACCAACCGAGAGCACCCATGCCCAGCTTCACCATCACCCCCGCCGCTCTGAGCGCCACCTTCACCGCCGAGCAGTCTAGCGCCATCGCCGCCCTGTCCATCGAGGGCAGCCGCGTCGAGGTGAGCTATCAGTCCCGCCCCGAGAAGAGCTACGCCTTCGACGGCAGCCCCTCCATCGTGGCACAGCTCCGAGCCGTGATGGCTCAGCCCGAGCAACTCGAAACCTTCTCGCTCGGCGGCGCCATCGCCAAGGCTCGCCGCTCGGGGCACCTGACCGAAGTGGAGCTCGCTGCTGCCAGCTGAGCCAATCCGAGGGGCAGTTCGCGAGCTGTCCCTCCCCCCTTGACAAGCAGCCCGAGGGGCAGTCCCTTCGCCGCCCTGGGCTGCCCTGGCGGAACGCCATACAAGGGTATATAAGATATTCGAAATTGCCCCTATCAAAAAACGCCCACTTCCCTAAGCTATAAAACTTTGAAAGAGCGTTCGAGATTCTCTTTCTTATAAAATTTTTTTTATAAATTTTTTTCGCATTATAAGATTTTTAAAAAGTAAATTTGTATAACTAGTATCAAAATTTACTTTACAAAAAACACAAAATGGATTATTATAAAGTTATTCTATCAGAGCATGAGATGAACATTCTTATTTCTGCGATAGATATTATTGTAAGCACTTATGAAGAAGCTTTCGATTATGATATAAATGAATTAGATGCCATATCTGCTTTATTGCAACATAAACTCGAAGAGCCTTGTGAGGATGATGAAGACTTTAATTTGGAGTAACAAATGAATTTTACAATTTATAGCAAACGTGGTTGTCCTTATTGCGATAAGATTAAACAAGTTTTATCTGCAATCAATCAACCATACACTGATAAGTTATTGGATGTTGATTTTACTCGTGATCAATTCTATCAACAATTTGGAGAAGGTTCAACTTTTCCCCGTGTATTAGTAAATGGTTCTTTGATTGGTGGATGTAATGAAAGTGTTGTTTATTTAAAAAATCAGGGGTTAGTATGAAAGTCGCAGTGTGTTTTAAAGAGAAAGAACAAGTGTTTGATGATTATGATGAAGCACTTGAATTCATTGATAATCTACTTGACAATGTTCCAGACATTTCAGATACTGATATTGAAATTAAATACCTATGAATAGCGAAGAGAAAAAGACTGAAGGTACACAAGAGATTCAAATTGACTTTATTGATCTCTTGAGACGTATTAATCGTTTAGAAAAATTAGTGGCAGGATTGCATAATCCAGTTCTTCGTTATAAGAGACCTGATAGTGAAGATTATGAAAAGCTAAATGAGACACTTGATTACCTACATAATAAAATCAAGGAACATGAAGATTCTATTCATAAAATCATTTCAGATTAAAAAATGACTTACATTTATCTTTATAGCAGCAATAGTCCGTTACCAAGTTTAGGTTCATTTGGATTTGATACATCCTATGTTCCACCTGCTATTCTACCGAATGTAAGTATTGATAGTTCTTTTAGTACAGATATATTTGCAGGGAATTTTATTTCTCCTTTTCTTGGAGAGTTATCTGGCAGTTATGCAAGAGGTAATTATGGAGGTCCAGATGGTGTTTCTCGTCAAGCGCCAGGAAGACCTCCTATAACTTTAGGTATTTCTGGAGCTTTTGTTTATAAACAGATTACCAATATGGAATGGGTGAAGAATGGAGGACCATTAGGAAATGGAGTTGCTTATAATGAACGCGGAGATTGGTTTACTGAAGCTGCATTGTCAACACCAGATTTTAATGGTGAGGGAATTAGACTAGATACATTTTCAAGAAGCGGAAATGTAACTGAAACAATTCCCAATGCTGCGGCAGATGGAGGAACTGGTAGTGTAAGTTATTCTGCTTTTCCGTTTTTGCGACTTCATGGACAATATAATGGATCAGTTTTTTGTTACAATGATTTTGGCTATCTAACAGATCATGAATCTGGAGCGGATAAGGTAAGACATGCTAAAAGTCTTTACGAATTACCTAACAAGTTTGATCAATTAGTCAACTTCATTCCAGATCAAAGAAGCAGTACTACGTTAACATTCACCGTAAGAGTGAGTTATAATTTAATTACAGATTATGGTTCTTTTGGTAATTTCTTAACTACAGCACAAAAGAATCAATTGACATCATCATATACAAGTAATGGTTATTCAAGCAGTGGAACTGAACTTCATGCTGTCTCTCAGGTGATTAGCAACAATAGTTCGAACTGGTCGCAAATTTTGAAAGATATTTTGAAGACTCGCCAAAGAAGTCATGCGGAACAAGATGCTCTATATAATACCACAGCATTTTCAAAAGTGACTACCTTTACACCAACTGGAGGATAATGGGAATAGCAGTCGGTCGAATTGGATCAGCATATCAATTGCGTTGTAGTGTTCCTCTTCAAGGAGAGGGATCACCAACGGATTTTACGGAAATCTTGGCAATGGCAAGATTGGGTGATGACACCATTCCGTATCAGGAAATTGTGCCTTGTCCAAAATGTTGTCAGACTTATGTTGCCTCCTTAATCACTGGGTCTCCAACAGTTTTTGTAAATGGCATTGCTGCTTCTGGCATTGGCGATCTTGCTCTGGGAATTACAGGAGCTTTTCCTATGGTAGAAGGATCTCCGACAGTTTTTGTCGCCTGAGGGCTTTACAAGCTTCTTCAAATGCGCTATAATCACTCTTGAACTATTGAGGTCAAACTAATGGCAAAACGTCCGTCTCTTACAAATACTAAAACGATTGAGTCGAAACCGAAAAAAACTCGTCAAGGAGCTGGTGCCCATACTAAATATGCTGCAACCAGTAGAAATGGTGCTCGCAAGCGTTACAGAGGACAGGGATGAGTAGTAAGAAGCCAAAAAAGAATCCCACTTTTGGGAATGGCGACAAAAGAAAAGCGACTGGTCAATGTCGTAGTGATGCTCAAAGAAGAGCTTCAAACAAAAGAAAGAAAAAATGATTCAACTTAATCCTCCCATTCCTTTAATAACTCCCAAAGGTCGTGGTTGGGCGTTCTTTTTAATAGATCGCTCTCAAGAACACGACCTAGAATGGGTAGTTTTTTAGATGATGGGGGGTTTTGTTGGACCTTTAATAATGCTGATATAAAAATTGATAAAAATTATACAATGAAACGAAAAGATGTTAAATAATAATGCAACCACAACACTTTAAATATGAACAAAGAAGAACAAGAACAGCTTTGGTCTGATGCTGTATCTAATCTTTCTACTCAAAAAGAAGAAAAGAAAGAATTAAGAGAAATTGTAAACGATAATTTAAGTGAAAAAAAGCAGATCCTAGTTGAAGCTAAATAAATAAAGTTAGATTTTTTGAGTTCTAGATGGCAATTAAAGCATCTAATTCCTATAAGGATTTAAATTTAACTTTTGCCGTGCATCCAATTACAAAAGACTTAACAGTTTTAAAAGATGAAGATGCTATTAAACGTGCTGTTTTAAATCTTTTTGCATACGAGGCGGGAGAAAAATTTTTTGATCCCGATTTTGGAAGTAATATTCGTAAGCTTTTATTTGAACCTGTTGATTTTGTAAGTGCAGGATTCATTCAAGATGAAGCGAGAAGACTGATTGCTAAGTATGAACCTCGTATAAGAATTTTAGATTTAACTGTAGTTGCAGATCCTGATAACCATAGCTTTGAAATGCAATTACAATATAATATTCCTGATAAATCTCAAAAATTATTTGCTTTCAATCTAACCTTATTGTCTTTAGCAAAATAATATAAATGCCTTATTCACAGGTAAACGCATTAGACTACGCCGATATAAAGACTGCTTTACGTGAATACTTAAGGCAGACAACGGATTTTACCGATTACGACTTTGAAGCGTCGTCGTTATCGGCAATTTTAGACTTGCTTGCATATAATACCTATTATAATTCATTCAATGTCAACATGGCAGTGAATGAAGCATTTATAGATTCGGCAAGTTTAAGAGATAATGTAGTAAAATTAGCAAAACAATTAGGATATACTCCAAAATCAAGAACTTCCGCAAGAGCAGTTGTTAGTTTAACTGTAGATGTATCAACGGCAAATCCTGTTGTTACCTTTGTTACCTTAAAGAAAGGTAATGTTTTTATTGCATCAAACGAATATAATAGAGCAGAGACATATCAGTTTTCAACTTTAAATGATGTTGTTGCTCCTGTAGTTAATGGAATAGCAACATTTTCAAATTTACCGACAGGATATCTTGAAATTGTCGAAGGGACTGATACTTTATACAAATTTACAGTAGATAATACTATAATAAATCAAAAATTTATTATTCCAACAGCAAATATTGATACGTCTACTATTAATGTTAATGTAAGGGATAATATTTCATCAAGTAAAATAACAAAATTTAATCAAGTTGATAATTTTTTAATTACAAAAAATACAGATCCCGCTTTTTATGTCGAAGAAACAAATGATAGTAGATTTCAATTAATTTTTGGAGATGATGTTGTTGCTAAAAAACTTTCAAATGGTAATATAGTTGAAGTTTCCTATCTCGTTTCAAATGGAAAAAACGGAAATTCAATTAAATTGTTCACATTTTCTGGTGAACTTTTTGATCAATATGGATCAAGATTGCAAAATCGTATAACTACAGCAACAATTAACGCATCTGGTGGTGGAGATGATGTAGAAACCGTTGAATCAATTCGTTTACGTGCTCCAGCATTTTATTCTTCTCAAGATAGAGCTGTTACAAAAGAAGACTATAAAATAATCACACAAAAAATTTATCCTTCTATTACTGATATTATTGTTTATGGAGGGGAAGAAGAATCCCCCCCACAATATGGAAGAGTAAAAATTGCAATTAAACCAAAATATACAGATATATTAAGCAATTCATCTAAACTTTACATTAAATCAGAATTAAAAAAATATTGTGTGGCATCACTTATTCCAGAAATTCTTGATCCATCTATCATTGATATAATATTAGAATCAAAAATATTTTATAATCCAATTGCTACCTCTTTAAGTTCTGAGCAAATTAGAAATTTAGTTATTACTAATTTAACTGCATATAAAGAAAATTCAAATGTAAGTAAATTTGGCGGAGTATTTAGAAAAAGTAAAATGAGTACTGCAATTGATGCTTCAGATGCTTCAATCAGTTCAAATCAAACCAATCTATATTTAAGAAAAAAAATTATAGCAGTAGTTGATACTACATCTCAGTATTTAATTTGTTTTAATAATGCTCTTCAACCAGGATGTTCAGAATCTATTTTGTTATCAACTTCATTTAAGATTGCAGAATTTCCAACAAGTGTTGCATATTTTGAAAATATACCTGATGGAACAATTAGAATATATACTATCGATCCTCTTACAAACAAAAAAATAATTTTAAAAGATAAAGCAGGAACAATTAATTTTTCTACAGGACAAATTACATTGAATTCAATAAACTTTATATCTGGTTCGAATTCGAATAACGAAGTTTATCTTACGGTTCCTCCATTACTTCCTGATATTTACGCAGTAAGAGAAACTTATTTAAATCTAGCTATTGATAGCAGCACTTTTCAAATAATTCAAGACAGCAACTAATATGAATTTCGATAAGGTACAAATTTCGAATTTTATTGATTCTCATCTTCCAAAATTTATTTCGGAAGATTATACAAAATTTAGTAGCTTCTTTCAAGAATACTATCAATCTTTAGAAATTCCAGGGGGACCTTTAAATATTTCCAACAATATGTTGGAATATTTTGATTTAGAAAATCTTACTAAACAAGATTTAATTAGTGGCACAACATTAGTTTCTGGAATTACATCTAGTGATACTACAATTCAAGTATCTTCTGTTGCTGGATTTGCTCAAAAAAATGGAATTGTAATTATTGATGATGAAATTATTTTTTATCAAGATTTAGACGTAATCAATAATAAATTTTTAAATTGTGCTAGAGGATATTCTGCAGTCACTAATTATAAATCAACTGGTACTACTGTAGATTCCTCCGTTGCGGTTTCTCATAATTCTAATGCTCCCGTAAATAATTTATCAAATCTTTTTTCTTTTGCAATTTTAAAACATTATCAAAATCAATATTTACAGGGATTTCCATACACAGAAATTTTATCTAATATTGATAAAATTACACTGATAAAAAATATTAAAGAATTTTACCAATTAAAAGGAACTTCATTATCGGTAGAATTTCTTTTTAGAGTAATTTTCAACGAAGAAATTACTTTAAGATATCCCAGAGAATATGTAATTAAACCTTCATATTCAAATTGGAGTGTGGATGATATTATTAAAGTTGAAGCTATTTCTGGTAATCCTTTAAATATTTCTGGTCAAGAAATATATCAATCGGATGAAATTGGAACCGCTTCAATTTCATCTCTTCCAGAACCAGTAATTGCAAATGATGTTGTTTCTTATAGTTCTGGTGATAAATTAATTTATGAAATTCGTTTGAATATTCTTAATAATATTAATTTTGTTGTACCAAAACAATCTTTTTTAAGAAAAAATTTAATCTCAACAGATATAGTTATTACTGTAGATTCTACAATTGGTTTTCCAGAAACAAATGGAATCATTAAAATTGGAAATGAATTGATTTTTTATAAATTAAAATCATTTTCACAATTTTATCAATGTACTAGAGGTTATTTAAACACTACAGCAACATCTCATAATAATTTTTCAAACGTATCTACAACCGAATATCTTTATAGTTATATAAATGGTGATAAATTAAATCCCGTCAAAATGAAATTGGTTGGGTTGGTGTCTTCTATTAAAATTAATGATGGTGGATCATATTATACTGAAGCTGATCAAGTTTCTGTTTTATCAGATGGAACTACAGACGATAGATATCAATTTGCTACAGGTTTACAATCTGGTTGGAAAATAAACGAAGAAGGTTTTACTGCTGATAGTGGAATAGCATCATACAAATTACAAATTAAAAATATATTATCAGAAGTCACTGGATTATACAAAGATGACGAATATGTTTATGTTGCAAGTACGGGATTTCCAAAAAATTCAATTGGTGATTTTGTTGGTATTACTTCTTCAATTCCTGCAGGAGATCAATTTCATTTTAAAAGAATTCCTTTAACCCCAGATGTTGCTACACAAATCCAACCAGTAGGTAGAAAAGCAGTTGGAATGTTTTTGGATGGGGTTGAAGCATATGGAGTTAAAGATACTACAAGCGAAATTTATGGATATATTACTTCAGTAACTGTAATTAATTCTGGATATGGATTTTTAGATGGTGTTAAGCCATTAATAAGAGTTACTGGAGGTGGAGGAACGGGAGCAGTATTATCTCCAAATACTATTAATGGATCTGTAACTTCTATCTCTGTAATTAGTGGAGGAACTGGTTACACATCTTCTCCAACATTAGAGATAGCATATGGGTTTGATGGAGTTGCTGGAATTATTTCCGATAACGATATTAGTAATGGAACAATTCAAAAAATTACAGTAATTTCTGGGGGGACTAATTATATTGTTGCACCAGAAGTTCAAATTATTGATACTAGTGGACGAGGGAAAGGTGCTTATGCAGTAGCAACAATAAGTGGAGGATCTGTAACTAAAATTGATGTTTTAACTGGTGGATTAGATTATAATAATCGTTCAGCCATTGTAATCAATTTATTATCTAGAGGAAGAGAAGTACAAACTTTAGCAAATATAAAAGAATGGATTTATGATAGAGGATTTGTACTTAAAAATATTTTCAATATTACAACAAATAAATGGGAACCTTCTGCAGCAAAAAAAACTGATGTTAACAATGGTTATTTGTTTCGTGGTTTAGATGATACTTTAGGATTAGAATATGCATACCCATTTAATCCCAAGGCGCTTAGATTTTCGGTTCAAACTTCAAACGGAACACCAGATAATGTTGGTGGATTTGTTAGTGGTTATGCAGAAGTAACTTCAAATTTTGTTCATTCACCAATTCTCGGATGGTCTTATGATGGTCATCCAATTTATGGTCCATATGGATATGCAAATCCATTAACAGTTGGCAATGTAAAAAGAATTACACCAAGTTATCAATTAAAAAGTTCGCCAAGTTTAAATAGACCTTCAATTGTAAATTATCCTTTAGGAGCTTTTATTGATGACTATGAATTTGTAAGTAGCATTGGAGATTTAGATGTTCACAATGGAAGATATTGTGTAACTCCAGAATTTCCAAATGGAACTTATGCATATTTTATTACTGTTGATGCTGGCGGAGAAGGAATTTTCCCATACATTATTGGACCTTCGTATAATTCAAATCCAGTTACAGTTAATTTTTTAAATGAATATCGTCAACGTGATTCTTATCTTCCAGAAAATGTAGTAAGAATTAGAACTGCAAATACTCCAAATGAAGGATATGATGTAACAGTAAAAATTTCTTCTGTAAAAAGAGGTTCTATTAATGAATATTTAATTGGTGATAGTTTAGCATATTATAAAGCTGGAGATTTTGTTTATATTGATAATACTAATACGGAAGGTTCAAATGCATATGCAACCGTCGAATCTATAACAGGACAATCTGTAAGTTCAATTTCATACGCAATTGCTTCTGGTGCAACATTTGCTTCTGGAATTACATTAGGATCTGGTTATCTTCCAGTATATCCAGATTTAATTACTTTACCCGCTGGAAGTACAGTTAAATATGAAACTGTTATTACTACAATATCTGGTCATCAATTAATTACTGGAGATTCTGTATTTGTAAATGTTGATATAAATCCAAATCTTTCGCAAAAAACTTTTAAAGTTAGAGTTTCTACAATACAAACAATTTCATATCAACCACCAACACTAACTGTTTCTGGAACTACTTTACAATCTAGTCTTTCATATAATCAAAATACTATTTCAGTAGTCAGTGTTGTAGGATTTTCTGATTTAGATTTTATTTCAATCAATGGCGAAATTTGCCAAATTACTTCTGGTGGAATTAATAATTCAACTAACCAAATAGATATTGTTCGAGGAGTTGATCAAAAACTTCATTCTTCTGGTGATCCAGTAGTTCTTTATATTCCAGATAATAATTTTGACTATCGTTTTACTCTTGGTGGTTCCATCACCGATGGAGTCGCAACTGGTGTAGTATCAAAATTAGATAAAATAAACAAACAAATAGAAATAAGAATTGCAGGAAATTCTTATTTTACTGCTAACAGTGTAATATATGATAATTCAACTCCCGTTCCTAATCCATTAATTCCGTCATCGTATGATGGAAGAAAACGTCTTTTAATTTCTTCCATTACTCAAAAACAAATTTATTGGGAAATTGATCCTACAAATACTGGACTTTTTTACATACGAGATTTAACTTTTAACTTTACAAAAGGAAATCGTTATATTTTTGATGTTAGCGATTCTTCAAATTCTGGCTATTATCTCTCATTTAGCCAAGATACAGATAATAATATTTCGATTTATAATATTACTAGAACAGGAGTTGCTGGAACTCCAAATGCCAAAATTATATTCAATGAAACAAATTTAACAACATTAAATGTTTCTAGAGTTTATTACTATGAATTAAATGGAAAAGTATCAAATAATAACCCATATTTTGTAGTTAAACCACATCCTTTTTCTGGTTTACATACTATAACGTCAATTGATTCAAATAGATTTAAATATTCCATTTCTCAACAACCAGATTCTACAAATTTTAATCAAATTTCTTATTTTACATATTCTACAAATACTATTGGTGCAATTAATTCAATTAAAAATATTGATGGTGGAAAAAATTATAAGAAATTGCCAAAAATTCTTGGAATATCACATATAGATGCAGATTCTGCTAAATTTATTGCTTCCACATCATTAGGAAAAATAACTTCTGTTTTTGTATCAAAACAAGGATTTAGATATTCTCCTAATACTATTTTAAAAGTAATTTCTTCTTATGGTACTGGTGCCATTTTAGAACCAAACATTTATAATGGTCAAATTATTTCTGTTAAAGTTATTTCGGGTGGAACTGGATATTCATCATCTGATATTAGTATTGTAGCAATAGATTGTAGCAATACAATTATTCCTACTAGTAATACAATTGGACAAATTAAGACACTTGAAATTTTTCAATCTGGGAATCAAGTAAATTTAAATAGAACTTTATCAAAACAAGTTGACGCTGGTTATAATTTATTAGTATTTACAAATTCAAATTCTTTTTATAATTCAGGAGAAATTTTAACTGCATCGAATGGAGCCATTATTCGTGTTGTTTCTAGTTATCAAGTTTCAAATAATTCTTATTTTGTAAAAGCTAATTTGCTTTTTGGAATAATTGAAGAAAATACTAATCTTGTTGGAAATATATTTGGAATTACTTCTACTATTAAACAAGTAAAATATGCAAAATTATTTACACAGGCGACGGGATATTTGGGACGTTTTGGATATTTTGCTTCAGATTTAGGAAAGCTTGATTCATATTCTCAGAGAATTACTGATAGTTATTACTATCAAGATTTTTCATACGCAATTAGATCAAATCTTTCTAAAAAAGATTATTCTCAATTAGTACACAAATCAACACATCCACTCGGATTTAAATTATTTGGCGAAGTTGCAATAGAAGCTAATTTTAAAGCTCCAATGAGTTCTTCAATATATCAAATTATTAAAACTGGAATTACTCCATCAACTATACAAGTACCAGATACAATTAATACAACCCCAAGCGGTAAAAAAATTACTGTTTCTATACTAAACACTAGAATTTTATCAACAATTCCAGGAAAAGGTTCTGGATTAAATGATACTCAAAATTTAGAGTTAGATGTAAGACAATTTGATGATATTTCAACTTCATTTGATGGGGGATCATTTAGATACACTTTAACTAGTTCATCAGAACAAGTAAAAGCACTAACTGGTCTTGAAAGTATTGTTTCTATTAATCAAATAATACAAGAACCTCTTGATATTTCAACCATTTCTACAATTACTGCAAGTGGAAATGTTTTAACTGTAAACACACCAACAAATCACAATTTATCTCAAACTATTTCTGGAATTACATATCCGTACAATCAGTATATTACATTATCTGGAATATCTGTATTAAAATTAAATGATACATATGAAATTTTTGATTCTCCATCTCCAACTTCTTTTAGAGTACTATTTAATAATAAAACAAATTTAAACGGAACAGTTTCTTCATCTGGTGCAGTTCTTATTAAAGGTAATCATATAATTAATAATAATGTACTTTCTTTTATAGAAACCCCGAAAGATGGAAGTGATTTTTATGGTATTCAATACAAATTTAATGATTCAATAAACACATCAAGATATTGTTATAAAATTAAAGAATTGTTATTTAATGGAGTGCAAACCGCATTTGATATTATAAGAAAAGATACAGGAGCAATTGTAAATACAGATGATGATGAAAATTTATTCATTTTTCTAGATGGCATTTTTCAAAATTATGGAGAATCTTATATTATTGATAGAGATTCAACTTCGCCAACGTATAAAAAAATAATTTTCACAACAGCCCCCAAAAAAGAACAACTTTTCTTTGGTTATAGTTTTAGTAAATATAAAATTTTCGATGATATTTCATCACAATTTAATAGTGCTACCACAAATTTCACACTCTCTTTAAATACCACACCATTTAAAGTATCAGTTTCAAATCAATTATTTGTTTTATTGGATGATGTTCCACAAAAATATGGAGAATCATATACAATCAACAATTCTGTTATTAACTTTAAAGAGGCTCCTACGGGTGGTAAAAAATGTAAACTAATTTATCTGTATGGCAAAACATTCGACAAAAAATTCTACATTTATAATCAAGATTTATACAGCAATTTAACAATAACAGATTATACTGTAGATGGATGTCCAATTTATTCTATTGCACAGGATGCATATCCATATATAAGTCCTGGAGATAAATTGGTTCTTCAAGGAGAAACACCAAAAGAAGTTATTTCAATTCAAAATACAGCTACAGAAAATCTTGGAAAAAAAGAATATGTTCTTTTAATTTATAATGATGATAATTATGTTTATGGAAAAGATGCAATTGCTACTGCAACTCTTACTGGAATTACTTTATCTGGTGGTCTTGTAACTTCTGGTATTGGAAAAATTGATATTAATTTTCCTGGATTGGGATATGATGCAGCACCTATCATTCTGTTCAAATCAACTTGTAACAACCCTGGAAGAGGAGCTACTGCAGTAACAGATGTAAAAGATGGTAAAGTCGTTTCTATTACAGTTACTTCTCCTGGATCTGGTTATACAAAAGTTCCTAGCGTCATATTTACAAAACCATTTAATATTATTAAAAATCAATATCCAGTATATGCATATAAAGATTTAACAGTAAAAATTGGTAGTTTTGGTTCTACTGCATCAACTTTAAACATTATTGATATTACAACTAAATTTAAAAACATTTATGAATTATTATTAAATTCATTAACCTTTACATCAAAATTTGAAAGAATTATTGATATAAATTGTGGTCTTGTTGATGATGCCACATATAGCGGTGATAAAATTTCAAAAGATGCTACTGCATTAAAATTGGGAGTAAAACTTCTCAATTTAGATAAAAATAAATTTACATATTATCCAAAAGCTTTGGGTAGTGATTTAGATAGATTTGAAGGTTATGCTGGATTGAATATTGGACAAATATCTGCATATATGCCAAATTTAACAATTGCTGATGTAACAAATCGTCCTGGATCTGAAAAAGGAAGCAATTTTAATGATCCATCATTTAATCTTGGAATTGCTTCTTATACTACTTTTGGCACTGTATTAGCTTCTGGAATTACTGCTTCTGGAACAACTATTACTTTATCCAGTGTTACTGGACTTCTTGGATTTCATAATTATTTTACATATTCAGAACAATTAGAACAAAGTGGCAGTTGGATATTGACAAATAGCTCTGTCGCTACAAATCTTTATACGCCGACTCCAAACAATCAACCATATTCTCAAGTTCTTATTGCAAATAGTGTCAATAGTCAGCACGGAGCATATCAAGACTTCTTATATGCTCAAAGTGGGGTTACATATACATTCTCAGTTTATTCTCAATATACTTCAGACATTTATTTAAGAATGACTTTAAGTGGTGCTACTGGACCAAGAACACAAACATGGTTTAATGTTTATAATGGAAAACCAGGAAATAACGTTGGCAATAGATATTCAATAAGCAAAGAACCAAATAATTGGTATAGATGTTCAATTACAAAAACAGCAGTTTCTGATGGGTTGCTCCGTTGTGGTTTATTTGTACAATCGGCAGACAATCAAATGATCTGGTCTGGTGATAATATTCAAGGTCTCTTCTTATTTGGTTCTCAATTAGAAAGAACTCCATATCCAGGAAGATATCAAGTATCTTCCGATACTCCAGCAAATCCAATTAATTTCCCAATCTTTATTGGAAAAGAATTAATTCGATATACTTCAATTAGTGGAACCACTTTATTGAATTGCACAAGAGGACCAAACGCATATCCACATATTTTTGGAGAATATGCAAGAGTGGCTTGGGAAGAGTAATAAATATAAATAACCCAGAAAAAACAAATTAAACAGGTTTTAATAGAATGGCTGCACCATTAATTTCTTCACAATTTAGAATTCACAATGCTCAACAATTTTATGAGGCATTTGGCGAAGCAGCTCCTACCAATATGTATTTTTTTATTGGTAGACCTCAAGCATGGGATACTACAACTATATCTGGTGTAACTGCACAACACAGTGCTTCATATAATTCATCGCCAACAGATAATAATCCACCAACACCAATTGATAATTTTAACTACGAGCAAGAAATGTTTGAAGACATGATTGCTATGAAGAAAATTCCAGCAGCAAACGCAGCATTAGTTATTCAGAGATATACTTGGACTGCTGGTGTTACTTATTCGATGTATCGCCATAATTATACTGCAGATTATAAAGCAAATTCTGCTGGAGAAAATGCAAGCAATTTATATGATGCACAATTTTATGTTATCAATACTGCAAATTATGCTGTATATAAATGCATTTATAATGGTTCTTCTCCAACATATCCAAATGGAATTCCTTCTACAGTAGCTCCTACTGGAACTAGTAGTTCAATTTCAACTACCGCAGATGGTTATAAATGGAAATATATGTATACTTTAGGTACTGATGATGTTTTGAAATTCTTGACTTCTAGTTATATGCCAGTTAATATTGAATCTGCTATTGTAACTAATGCTGCATTAAATGTTGGAAAAATTGATACTATTGTAATTAAAAATGCTGGTTCTGGATATAATGATGGTACTTATACTGGAGTGCCTATTAGAGGCGATGGTACTGGGGGTACAGTTACACTTACAGTTGTTGCTGGTGCCGTTACTGGAGTTGCTATTACAAACGGTGGAAGTAATTATACATTTGCAAGAATTAATGTTAATAACAATGAAATCAGTGGTGTTGGTTCTGGTTCTGGTGCAAATTTAGAAATTATTATTCCTCCATCTGGTGGACATGGAGCAAATGCATATAAAGAACTTGGAACTAAACGAGTTATGGTAAATGTTAAATTGGAATATTCCGAAAGTGGAGAATTTCCAATCACTAATGATTTTAGAAGAATTGGTTTAATTAGAGATCCTTTACAAGCTGATGGCAGTGCAGCGACATTAAATACATATACAACTTTAAAATCAATTAAATTTCCATCAGGAACTTCAAGCGACTTTTTAGTAGATGAAATTATAACTCAATCTGGTACGAATGCAGTTGGTAGAGTAGTTGATTGGGATTCTTCTACAAAAGTTTTAAAATATTATCAAAGTGAATATGAAGATGTAAGCACTGGAACTTCTGGCGGAGCATTTAATTTATTTAGTGGTGCCAATACTGTTACTGGAAGTACTTCCTCATCCGCAGTAACTCCAGATCTCACTTATAGTGGAACATCAAATAATGTAACTTTTGTTTCTGGATATGCAGGATCTGAAATTAAAAGTTATTCTGGTGATATCATTTACATTGAAAACAGAAGACCAATTTCTCGTGCTTCAGATCAAGTAGAAGATGTAAAGCTAGTTGTTGAATTCTAATATATACCTTATAACAAAAAAGATCGCAGTAAAATGCCGCAGAATATCAATCTAAACGTTTCACCTTACTATGATGATTATAACCCTATTAAAGATTTTTATAGGGTTCTTTTTAGACCTGGATATTCAATTCAAGCAAGAGAATTAAGTAGTTTACAGTCAATTCTTCAAAATCAAATTGAAAATTTATCTAGATCTAAGTTTAAACAAGGATCTGTTGTGGTTCCTGGTGAAATTATTTTTGATGATAAGTATAATTATGTAAAAATCAGTTCTTTTACTAATAATTTATCAATTACAGATTTTATTGGCAAGACTGTAAAAGGATCTATTTCTGGAGTTTCTGCAACAATTGTAAATGCTACTGCGGCAACCACTACAGATTCTGCAACAATTTTTGTAAAATACAATAATAGTGGCACATCAAATACAAGTGCAGTATTTTCAGAAGGAGAAACTTTAATTGCAGATTCTCAAGGAAATCCATCATTAGTCGTTGGTGTTACTGGAAGTGTTATTCCAACCACATCTTCTGCAATTGGCGTTGGCTGTGCAGTTACTGTTCAGGAAGGAGTTTATTTTATTAATGGATTTCTTGTCAAAAATAGTACAGAAACTATAATTGCGAATAAGTATTCTAATAAAACTAATGCAAAGGTTGGTTTTGTTATTACAGAATCGTTAGTTACTCCAGAAGAAGATTTATCTTTACTTGATAATGCTCAAGGATATTCAAACTTTAGTGCTCCTGGGGCACATAGATTAAAAATTACTGTTAGCTTAACTTCAAAAGCACTTGATTATCCAGATACAAATGATTTTGTTGAACTTCTTATTTTAGAAAATGGAACAGTAAAAAGAACCAATAGCACAGATTCAACCAATCCTATTATTGATATTTTAGCACAAAGAACTTATGATGAATCTGGCGATTATATAGTAAAAGATTTTTCATATAGTGTAAAAGAACATTTATTATCGGGAAATAATAACGGAATATATACCGCAAATCAAGGTGGAAATGCTAATAAATTTATTATTGCATTAAATCCAGGAAAAGCCTATGTCAAAGGATTCCAAATTGAAAAAACTTCA